CTTGTACCGCTGCTACCGGTGCTACCACCACTTCCGCTAGATCCACTTGTACCAGATGAACCACTTGAAGCAGACGATCCGCTACTACCACTTGAAGCAGATGATCCACTTGTACCGCTGCTACCGGTGCTACCACCACTTCCGCTAGATCCACTTGTACCAGATGAACCACTTGAAGCAGACGATCCGCTACTACCACTTGAAGCAGATGATCCACTTGTACCACTACTACCGGTGCTACCACCACTTCCGCTAGATCCACTTGTACCAGATGAACCACTTGTACCACTACTACCGGTACTACCACCACTTCCACTGCTTCCACTTGATCCACTTGTACCGGACGATCCACTACTACCGCTTGTGCCACTACTTCCGCTTGATCCGCTTGTACCACTACTACCTGTACTACCACTTTCACCACTGGTACCAGAGCTACCACTGCTACCGACGGTACCACTACTTCCACTACTACCGTCTATACCAGATGTACCGGAGATACCGCTTGTGCCACTACTTCCATTTATACCTGATGTGCCGGATGTACCGCTATAACTGAGAGCATAACTAGCGGTTAGGGCGGTATGGGCATAACTGGCTGTTATGGCGTAACTACCCGTACCGTATATCAACTGTTTATTTTCGATATATAGGCTACCAGAAAGGTATACCGAACCCGTAATTACGGATGAACCTGAAATGACTGGGGTATAAATAATCATATTCTACGTTTTAACTCTTAATAATATGATTATAAATAGTGATTATCTATAGGGTATGTTCTTAAATTTCTGTTATTAATTTAGGTATATCTTTACGTTCACCCACAATATAATAATAACAATTTATATCTGTATTTGTTTCAGTGCCGTTTCAATTGTAGTATTTGTCACATTTTTACATACAATTGTTGATAATATTTGTTTGGGGTAAGTGTTAGTTACACCGTGTATCGTTTGTTTATCGTTCTTAGCTGGATCTATAAGTAGGAACCGGAGGAAAAGGCGGTAAATTTATATTTACCAAAGTTGGTATTGAAGGCCATATAATTGTAGTAGGATCAGATGTATTTGGCAAATCTCTTAATTGTTGTCTAAATGTAGCAAATTCTGATTTTGCTTGAGTTGAAAATGGTACATCTGATAGTTGTGTAAAATCTGTTAAAGATAGATATCTATCTCTAATCATTCTTATTTGACTTCTTAAAACCTCAACTCTTTCAGATAATTCTTGAGCCGTCAAAGTTTTTATAGTATATGTAACATTACACGTTTTACTTGTTGCATCCAAAGAATTATTTGGAATCAAACTTTGACTTATATTATAATCTGGTTTTGTATCAAAATTTGCTTTCCAAAAACCTAAATTGGAATTACCTTGCCAGGTTAGATCGGATAATAATTCAGGTGAACTTTCTTCCAAAACATTAAATCCACTAGTGGGGCCAAAGTTATCAGGCAATTGCATTGGTCCTTGAATTATAAAATAATTTTGATTGTCAATCTTGTTAACTAAAAAATATTGATTTGTACTCATAAATTAAACGCTTATACCATATCTGTATTTGATTTGATCTTTTATTGCCAAAGCTGCTGTAGTAGATAAATATGTATCACTATAAATAGCATCTCCATAATAACTTCTAGGCATATAGTTATCAACACCTTGTTGACCATATCTACCCAAAGCTATTTTTCCAGCGGTATTCATTGCTAATCCTCCTATAGCTGTATTACTATAAGAATTACCAGCACTATCAAATAAATAAAAATAACCAGCGTTAGTGGAAAAACTATTTCCTACAACGGCTATATATCTTCTGCCTGATACTGGAGCCGTTCCTAGGGTTGCTATATTAGACGCTCCATTTCTTAAAAACTGCCATGGTTGTGAAGCAGAAAAACTATACTGACCAATCCACCAATCATGCGTACTATTAGCATACGCGCCGGCGATAATATCAGCGCCGTATGTTAAATTGGAGGCTACGTATTCCCAACCTACTATAAAAGTAAAGTTATCTGATGTACCAATATTCAAGTAAATTGTTTTACCTTGGCCAGGTGTAGGATTATAACCTGTAGTATTATTTAAATAAACCATTCCACCGCATTTCCACGGATAATACTCAGATGATAATTGATAAGCTGTACCAACAATACCATTGCCTGAAACATCTAGAAAATCTCCAGCTGATTTTTGTGGATTATAACTTCTACCTTGACTTAGATTATATCTATAAACAGATGCACCGGCGGATGGATTATATGGAAAAGCACTTCCGTTAATATTTTGGTTAAGTGATATACTCATAGATTATAAGTTAGTACTTACTAGAGCTTGTGATACAACGGTTCCAATCCAGACTGGTGTACCTGCTCCTCCTTGATAACTAGTTAACATAAATACATCTGCATAACCATTTGTACCAGTTAATGTAGGAGCTACACCATTTGCCCATATTACGTTGGTAAATGTAATAGAAGCTGAACCAGCATATTTTACAACCAACATAATTGTATTTACAGATGGATTGTTATCTCTGTTGGTATAACTGATTGTGGTAATGGTTGCACCACTTGCCATAGAAACAACATATACAGCCGCAGTATCCAAATTGAGTGTTAATGTTTGGCCAGTACCACTAACACTTACTGTTGTGCTATTTTGTACAAATTTACTTGTAGTTCTAATTGAACCATTTACATCTAATGTATAACTCGCTGCTTGTCCATTATTTATAGACATTCTTTTGTTTGTACCATCAAACCAAGCAATTACACTATTCTTACCATTACCAACATTGAAATTTCTAAATTGTGTATTTCCATTATTATATCCAGCATAGTTAATCCACATATCTGCAATGCCATTAGTAAAATATGCAGAATTTAAAGTATTATTTTCAGTTGGAGATACATAAATATAATCATTAAATATTGTTAGATTATTTATTGCAGTTCTAAATGTACCATTTACGTCCAATTTAGAACCAGGACTGGTCGTACCAATACCTACACTACCTCCGTTTAATATTGTCATTAAAGTGGAGGTATCACCACCATTAATAAAATTAAGCGCAGTTGTGCCTGTATAAATGTAACTATACGCACCACCAGAACCAGCAAAAAACTTTTGGCCACCTATAGAATGATAAACATTTGCTGCAAAGTTGGTGGTTCCATTTATATCTAATTTAGCAATCGGAGCTGTAGATCCAATACCTACGTTGCCTGATGCATCAATAATTGCAGTTTGAGTGGTTCCTCTGTAAAATGCTATTTTACCAGCGGACCAAGTATTTACTTCCATTTGACCAGAAGAAACACTCATACCTCCTATAGCACCACCACTACCATCTTCATAAACTCTTAATTTTACATTGGCTCCTGCACTATTACTAAATGTACCTCCCAAACTTAATGTTTCTGTAGCAGAAGTTTGTGTGCTTGTTAAATTGCCTAGTTGAAGTCTTGATGACGGTCTACTTGTACCTATACCTATACTACTACCACTAACCACCAAAGCATTGCTACCATATTTACCAGCAACAACTCTATTGTTGCTAAATACTTCCAATAATGGCAAACCAGATACATCGTTTACACTAAATAAACTACCACTTAGTTGATCTGTTACTTCAAATAGTGTGCCGTTACCACCATCTACTCTAAATACACTCAAATTGCTACCACTAGCATAAGCATTTAATTTACTTAATACTTGACTTGTACCTATACCTACGTTACCTGTAGAACCAGAAACAACCAAGTCATTTCTATTGACATTGCTATCAATGTTTATTTTTACACCTACGACTGCTGAGTTACTTCCAAATACAGCGTAACTAGAATTGGTACCACTTGCTACAGATGTTCCGAATTGTCCATATGTTGTACCATATACAGCACCTACTACGTGTAACTTTTGAACAGGACTACTTGTTCCTATACCCAAATTACCATTACTATTAATAATTGCGTAATTACTACTACCGCCTCTGTTTCTGAAATAATGGGTGGTATTATCATAATAATTTGCTGGATCAGAATTATTTCCCAAATATATTCCTGGATTTCCAGCTGGTTCATATAATCTATTATAATTTCCAGAATATAATGCAACAAGTACACCACCGCTAGCTATTCCGCCATTTACATCTAATCTATAAGCAGGACTAGTTGTGCCTATACCTACACTACCTGCGGTGTTCAATACGTGGTAAGTAGTACCTCCAGCACCCAAAAGTAAATTACCATTATCAGTTCTTATAGTCGAATTGCCGGCTCCACCGTCAGTGGATCTATTGGATGAATTTGTAAACAATACTATACCATTGGCATCTCCATTTCTACGTAATACTATTGCTGAGTAAGCACTTGTTCCTGTGCTTGCATTTCTAACAAAAGCCACATGACCGGCATCTGTACTGTCATAAACATCCAATCGTCCAACCGCTGCACTAGTTCCAATACCAACGAATCCATCATTGGCTTGAATACGCATTCTTTCACTTGTTCCATTAGCGTAAAATCTTAAATGAGCACCTGTTGTACCTGGACTATTATAATTAATGTACATACCATCTTGAATGGTAGATGACATGTTTCTTATAACTCTTATATTAGCATATATATCATTTGCATTACTACTTTCATTTAGTACCGCAACTGTTCCAAATCTTAATACAGTTCCTGTTGCAAAATTTACATCTCCGCCTGCAACGTCTAATTTATAAGCAGGAGCAGCAGATCCTATACCTACGTTGCCAGTACTCGTTATACGTAGTTTTTCAGTTGGTAATGTATTTGTAGCATTTGTAGCAAATATTAAAGATTGAGCATTATCTCCAGCTGCTGCAGCATCGATTCTTGATCCAATATAAGCATAAGCATTGGCATTTGAAGTGGTATTTGTAAATGCTAATGCTGTACCTGTATTAAAAACATCGGATCCTACATTACTACGTATTCTACCGGCTATATTAACTATAGAAACTGATCCACTACCCACCAATTCAAATTTATAAGCAGGACTTGTTGTACCTATACCTACATTTCCGTTACCTGTGACAGTTAATCTTGCGGTTGAATTTGTTCTGAGTATTAAGGATCTTACTCCGCTATCATGACCAAAATAGCTAGCGGTATCATCCATTGTAAACGTAGTTGTATATCCAGATGTAGATGTTCCACTAAATACATAATTTGAAGCGGCATTTGTTCTAACCTCAAGTTTACCACCAGGAGTTGTTGTACCTATACCAATATTACCATTTGAATCTATAAGTACTTTTGTATTGTTTCCACTATTCCATGTGCCTATATTAGCATATGTATTTCCTTTAATTCTGAATTCGACACCTTCTATTATATCTAACCATGGACTACCACTACCAACGGATAATGCTAAACCATTATTAGCACCACCACCACCGTTTCTAATTCTAATAGCACTGTCATTTGCAGTATTTACATCTAATTTATAAGCAGGACTACTTGTACCTATACCCAAATTACCACTACTATTAAGTCGCATCTTTTCAGTTGTTTCTGTATAAAATGCGTGATTTGCCGTAGTACCACCGGAATTTCCCGCATGATATTCAATACCGCCAGCATTATTCAAACCAAATCCATAAGTTTCACTATTTGTTGTATTTCTATATAAATAAAATTTCAATGATGTGTTTCCACCAACTGCATTTCTAAAGGTATTATCCATTTGTATTGCAGTTGGTGTAGCAGTAGCACCAGATGAACCACCTACTTGCAATAAAGATGCAGGACTTGTTGTACCTATACCAACATTGCCAGTTGATGGACCAACAAATAATCTTCCATTGTTAATGTTTAATGATCCATTTGCGGTGCCACCATCATCAATTCTTATGTAACCAACACCACTATCCATATAAGATGCAAAAAATCCAGTACCGTCAGAATCATTAATTATTACATCTCCACCACCAGATAAAGTTATATTTGAATTTACTTGTAAAGTACTTGAAAAATATCCAGTTCCATTCACATCTAATTTATAAGCAGGACTTACTGTACCTATACCCACACTGCCGTTGCTTAACATTACAAAACTGTTACCAAAATTAGATTTGTAACTTAATATTGCTAAATTATTTCCTGTTCCTGTAGCGTCCGCATCTACCCAATCCCAACCATCAGCATATGCATCATTGTATGCGCTACTATACATACTTTCCACATATAATTTAGGCCAGTAGCCTGGACTTACTAATACAATACAAACTTTAGGCGTACCTGAAGAATCCCAGTCTTCAGCCGATAACTTAACCGTTGGAGCATAACTACCTGCCGAACTAATTGTTGGGTTATAAAAAGTACTCAAATAATAATGCCAACAAATCATCAAACTAGTAGTTTCTACACTACCATATCTAAATCCCTTTATATTAATCGTGAAATCTGCTGCTCCAGACGCAAAAGGAATTTTTGTTCTTATCTTTATGAAGTTTGGAGTGACTTGACTATTAATATCTAAACCAATTAGTGTAAGTTTACTTCCATCACCAAAACTAGCTTCTCCATCAACCGCTAATTTTATTGAAGGACTACTTGTACCTATACCAACATTACCACCGCTAGTTATACGCATGTATTCTGTCGAAGCGGTCTGACTGGTTGTTTTATACCATACATGATTACCTCCTGTATAATAACCAGTTATATCATCATGTATTCCAAAACCACTGATCCAACTAGAACCATCATCATATAAAGTAATTTTATTTGGACCTCTATTTGTAGTATTAGAATAATCGTTATTAAATATCAAACGACTAAATGATGTGTAGTTAACTGCTGCGGCACCACCTTGAGTTCCTTGAATATATTGATTACCATTGTATATATGAAATTTTTGTGCTGGACTTGTTGTGCCTATACCGACATTACCACCAGCTTCAATGCGTAATTTTTCTGTTTGTGTACCATTGCCAGTATAAAATCTTACGCCACCATTTACTATAGATTCAATCAAAGCATAATTGGTTGTTTCTGAACCCATTATCAATGCGGCTGCACCACCAAATTTTTGTAGTGATAATGTATTACCAGATGCGTTGTAAATTACAACTTGTCCATTTGTTAAGGTAGTTGTACCTATACCAACATTACCACCGGATGTAACATACATCAAAGTATTACCATTTGATTTAACTTCAAGTGGTGCAAATCCTGATAGAGATTGAACAATCAAACCACCACCATTTAAGAACTCGGTACCCCTGGTGAGTAGACCTGAATCATCTGATATTAATATAGATCCATTAGCAACACTTGGTCTTATGTTACCCGTGTCTGCGTCATAAGAAGCTAATACTATACCGCCGCTATTTGTAGCGATAGCTGCATCTCCAAAAACTATTAGTTTTCTCGATGCAGATGTTGTACCTATACCCAAATTACCAGTTGAAGTTAATCTTGCTCTCTCTGTACCAGAAACATAAAACATGGTATAACTACCATTTATTAATATTGGTTCGTAGTTAGCGTTAACTCTATCATATACTTGGAATATACCCTGACTACCATCCCAACCAATTTCTACACCACCGGTTGTACCTGAATTATTGTTTGACCAACCACTAACTGAAAGACCACCACCAGCAACATCTAATCTAGCCGTAGGAGTTGTTGTGCCTATACCAACAAGACCATTTCTAATAGCCAATCGTGTAGCTACTGCGCGAGCATCATCCGCTACATCTATACCGAAGGTCGTCGCAGTATAACCATTACCAACTTCAGTCCATAGTCTGGCTTTATAATAGCTGGTATTTCCATTGTACCAAGAAATAGCTTGTCTACCAGTAGCTTGAGCATTATCTTCATACAAATAAATTGCATCTCTTGTAGTTGTATCTGCTACAGTTGTTTGTATTTGTAAAGCATTACTTGTTCCATTATTTAAGAAAGTTTGTCCAGAAACTTGTAATTTATAAACAGGATTACTTGTGCCTATACCAACGTTACCATTAGCATCGATACGCATTCTTTCAGTATTATTAGTATACAATATAAAAGCACCATTATCCGTATTATTCAAGTATACATTCGTTGAATACTTTTGAATATAAAACGGATTATTACTATTTCTAAGTGCTATCAACGAATCAGTAGCACCATATAATTCTAATAATCCTCTGTTTGAAGTTGAATATGTAAATGTTGATGTGCCTATACCTACATTGCCGTAGAAAACAGCAGCCGTAGATGATCCTGTTATGTGTAACTTAGCCACAGGATTTGTTGTGCCTATACCTATATTGCCATCTGTAGCAACATACAATGCTTGTGTAGCATTTCTTACACCCAATGAAAGAGCTGTTGCTCCTGTTGTAAAATACCACAACCTAATATTACCCAGTTCGGTACCACCAGTCGCACCTTGTGAAAATCTAATACCAGTATAATTTCCATCACTAATACCCCCATCTGTATTAAAATTAACTTGATAAGCAGAGGCTTGAGTTGGTCTTGAAATTGTTAATTGATGTGAAGGACTATTTGTACCCAAACCAAGATTGCCATTATTTAATATAGTCAACGCAGGTGTACTATTAATTTTATCATAAGAGGATACTCTTAACAAAGCATGATATCCATTTACACTTTCCCATCCACCTGCTACATCAAATAAAGATGCTGTAACTTGATTTCTGTTAGCCGTTGCTGGATAACCGGTTATACCACCAACTGGCCCAGGACCACTGAAATTTTCATTGCCTACTACAAAGTAATTTGCATCAGGAGCACTACCATACATTTGTGTACCAACTTGTAATTTAGCTGTAGGACTAGTTGTGCCTATACCAACATTGCCACCTGCTGTAATACGCATTTTTTCTGTACCATTTGTATAAAATAAATAAGCGTGTGCTCCAGCTGTAGAAAAAATTGTACCATTTGAATCTGCACCAATACTGAATCCAACATCTGTAGCTAAATCTCTTGTAAACGTAGCAAGCGTAGCTGCTGTGTTAAATACATGTAATGGTGTACTTGGACTTGTCGTACCTATACCAATATTACCATTAGGATCTACAGCTATTCTATAAGCACCACCAGTATTATCAAATAAACCAAATCCAGATCCTACACCATATCCAGTTGTACCAGCAATAAATCTCCAATCACGATCACCAAGAATCCATAAATTTCCACCACTTCCAGGTGTACCAACAGTAGCATCTCCAAGTACTTGTAACTTTGTACCCGGATTACTTGTGCCTATACCAACCAACCCAGCAGCAGTCACACGCATTTTTTCACTAGCGTTAGTTTCTAAAACCAATGGTTGATTATCGTTGGTACCAAGCAATGCCGTTGTGCCAAAACTGTTACCTCCTTGTACAAACAAATTGGAACCAGCAAAACTTCCGCTGAAACTGCCAGTTATACCCTTTGCTCTAATGTTATCACTAAATCTAACTAAACTGCTACTAATCGTGATTTGAGCACTGCTTGTTATAAAGCTATTTTTGATCTGGATTTTAGCCATATTATATTAATTTATTCTAATATAAATATGACCTACATCTTACGTATCATCGCTTTTATTGTATAACTCTCACCACTACCACTTTCCAATGCTTGAGCTATAACTTTACCAAACAAGTCCTTTTTGAAGATATTACCACGCTTTACACCCTTACCATGACCTTTTTTATTGCTGGTAACGATATAATCACCAACATCTACTTTACCAGTAACCAAGATAGGTTCAGCACCTAATATAAGTGGTTCATCTTTACCATTCTTTACCACACCCATAACCAATTCATCTTCTTCTACTTTACTTGGTACACATTTATCGACTTCCCAACTTACTATAGTACCTGTTTGATATTCACCTAATCCAACTGTTCTTAATCCAGTTTCAAACAAACCACCGATGGTTGATTGTGCTGCAAATATATCACTAAATCTGTTGCTTGGATTTCCAAGTGGGAATTTATTATCTCCTACAGGAGCAATACTACCACTTACTTGTAGTTTATAAGCGGGTGTTGTACTACCAATACCGACGTTACCGTCACTGGTAATACGCATTTTTTCCGTCATACTGACACCTGTGTAAGTACGGAAAACTAAATGATATCCAGAAACACCGGCGATTTCACAATCACCATTATTCCAAGTTATATAATTACCTTGTGGTAAGTATATATTTCCAACAACAGAGAATTTTTGTACAGGACTTGTAGTGCCAATACCAACGTTACCATTCTTGTCCAACATCATTCTTTCAATGCCATTTGTAGAAAATGACATATAACCATCATATGCACCACCACCTCTATAATAATTTATACCTGAATTTAATGTGGTACTATAAAATAAACCTTGAACAAATGTCTTTGTATTAATTGTACTAGACCCAGAATTATAAGTTCTTAACTTAAAGTTTCCTTCAGTTGCATTAGTTAAATCAAATATAAAATTACCAGCACTCTTATAAGCAGTTAATGTTGCGGTTGGAACACTTGTACCAATACCAAGATTACCATTTGTATCAACTCTAACTACTTCACTACCTTGTATTTGAAAATATAAATAAGAACCACCTAAACCGAGTGGTTGATATGATGATGCAAATGTATTATCTACACCTTGAATCGTTGCACCTGTATTATCAATATTAAATCTAACACCTTTGGTTGCTGCATTTACACCAAATGCATATGCACTATTTGAACTACTTACATGAAGTCTTGCAGCAGGTACACTGGTACCAATACCAACGTTACCCGATGAATTTATTACAAATTGATTTGTAAATGAACTATAAGCATTATTTGTTTGTAATATACGAAATGTACCGCCTTCTACATCAATCCAACGATTTGTAGTTCCACTTTGATCGCTTTCTCTGAATATTATTCCTGGCTGACTTGATTCTACTATAATTTTATTACTTGAACTAATAGTATTGTTAAAGAAAGAAATACCTTCTACATGTAATTTAGCAGTTGGACTGCTTGTACCAATACCAAGATTACCATTTGTATCTAATGTCATTCTGGTACTTCCATTGGTTTCAAATGCAAGTGCTGACGCATCATTTGTACCCAATGTAGCGGTTGTACCAAAACTATTGCCACCTTGTTTAAAATATGAAGATAATTGTGGTATAGATCCACTAAAACTACCAGTAAAATTTGTAGCCCATACATTGCCAACTACTCTCAACTTAGCATTTGGACTGGTCGATCCGATACCAACGTTACCTGTAGAATCGATTCTGAATTTTTCCGAACTATAAATGTTAAATGTAATTGGTGCGCCATCTTCTGTTTGGGTTGTAAATCCACCTGTACCACGATATAGTATTAAACCTAAACCATTTTGACCAGAATTTCTTATTAATCGTAAGCCGTATGTAGTATATACAGTATCAGAAACTAAATTAATATACGATGGTCCGTCACTAGGTCTTTGATATCCTATAATTAATGATGAATCTTGTGGACTAACGCTTCTAATATAAACGGTTTCTATAAACTTTGCTGTACCTTCTACTTCTAATCGACTGACAGGAGTTGCTGTACCTATACCAACCGATCCCCCAGCTGTTATTCTAACCTTTTCACTATTATTTACTGATAGTCCAATTGGATAATTATTGACCGTACCAAAGTAAGCGACATTGTTAAATGGATTTATTTGTATTACAGTTGTACCATCACTTATAGCAAATTTAGTGGTTGGATTTGTGGTACCAATACCAACATTACCATTGACATCAATACGCATTCTTTCTTGGTTACGTAAAAAAGGACCAGAACCTACATTGAATGCCATATAATCATTACCATAAATTGCGGTGGTAATGCTATGTTTCATTATTCCACCATTAGCAAAACCAAGACCCACAACATTAGTACCAGCTCCACCAGAATTATTATCAATATATAAAGGATAAGCCGTACTACCTATACTTCCACTAACCACATGTAATCTAGCCAATGGACTAGTAGTACCAATACCAATATTGTTGTTTAATTCGAATATAGGTGTAGTTGTATTACCAATCGTAGTTGAACCAGTAAATTTAACGATTGTATTTGTCGTGCCACTAACCGAAACACTACTACCACTTGTACCACTAGATCCACTTGAAGCACTACTACCGCTTGTACCAGACGATCCACTTGAAGCACTACTTCCGCTTGTACCACTAGATCCACTTGAAGCACTACTACCGCTTGTACCAGACGATCCACTTGAAGCACTACTACCGCTTGTACCACTAGATCCACTTGAAGCACTACTACCGCTTGTACCAGACGATCCACTTGAAGCACTACTACCGCTTGTACCAGACGATCCACTTGAAGCACTACTACCGCTTGTACCAGACGATCCACTTGAAGCACTACTACCGCTTGTACCAGACGATCCGCTTGAAGCACTACTTCCGCTTGTACCACTAGATCCACTTGAAGCACTACTACCGCTTGTACCAGACGATCCACTTGAAGCACTACTACCGCTTGTACCAGACGATCCACTTGAAGCACTAGATCCGCTTGTGCCGCTACTACCACTAGTTCCACTACTACCACTAGTTCCACTACTTCCACTTGAAGCGCTAGATCCACTTGTGCCACTGCTACCGGCACTACCACCACTTCCACTTATTCCACTAGTACCACTACTACCGGATGAACCGCTTGTACCAGAGCTACCAGATGAACCACTTGAAGCACTACTTCCACTGGTGCCGCTTGTGCCACTACTTCCAGATGTACCTGTCGAACCACTACTGCCACTTGTTCCACTGCTACCGGTACTACCGCTAGATCCACTGGTACCACTACTTCCATTAATACCACTTGATCCAGCTGTACCTGATGTACCACTATAACTCAATGCATAACTTGCAGTTAAAGCGGTCAATGCATAACTTGCTGTATTTGGATTTTGGCCAATGGGTACAACTACAACATTATTTGAATTAAATCTTAATTGTGCTTGATTGTTTACAACATCGACTGTAAGAGGATATTGTTCAAAATAAAGACTACTGGTACTTAGATAGATATCTCTCCATTTTAGTGAAGGAGTACCTAGACTATAAAAGTTATTTTGGAAAGGTACTAGATTTTGTTTGACCCCAGCCAAATAACTAGCTGTAATAGCTCTACTGCTGGTTATTGGATAACTACTACCTGTAAATATACTGGTACCGCCATTTAAAGCATATATAGCCCAACTGGCTGTAATTGGATAACTACTACCTGTGATAAGATTTGCACCACTACCGGAAATTATTCTTAATCCGCTACGAGCGGCTATAGCATAACCACTTTCATTTATAGGAAACGTTAAAGTAGCGGTATTATTGTTATTTAATACGATATCTTGGGGTACTATTTGATTATAGTTTATATCGTATGCTTGTATCAATACTGGTCGAGTACCCAAATTATGATTGAATGTCCACGTACTACTACTTGTAAAAGTACCTACTACACTATTTGCCGGAGTACTACTGCCACTAACAACATTTATAGCCCAACTGGCTGTAATTGGATATAAACTACCTGTGTAAATATTTGCTCCACCACCACCACTACCAGAAAATATTCTTAAACCACTACGTGTAGCAATTACAAAACCACTTTCAAGCGATGGAAAGCTGAGTGTGGCTGTATTGATATTATTTAGATAAACATTTGATGGTATGATTTGATTGTAGAAATAATCAAATGCTTGTATTACTACCAAACGAGAATTTAAACCGTGATTAAAAGTCCAAGTACTACTGCTTATAAACGTAGCAGTAACACTATTACCAACTGGAACATAACTCGCAGTAAGAGCATTTATAGCCCAGCTACTTGTTATAGGATATGTACTGCCAGTTAAAACTGTGCTACCACCATTTAAAGCATTTACCGCCCAACTACTTGTTATGTAATATGTTCCTTTAGCTAAACTACCACTAAAACTACCTGTAAAACTATTAGCATTTACACGATTTGTTACAATCAAACTACCAGTAATTTGGGTATTACTATTTATTTTTACAACCGAACCATTGTCTGTAATATTACTATCACCAATTTGATTTCCATCAGTTGCTTTAGGAATATAATTGGTAGTAAGATTACCATTGTTATTTGGACCAAGTATAAATTTATTTTGACTATTGGTTGCGGTACTACCACTAACAAAGAAATAATTTCCTTGACTATCCCATAACATGCTACTCATGGCATTACTACCACTATCATGCATTTCCAAACCAGCAAATCTCTTATATGGACTTAAAGCGTTTAATGTGATGATATTATCACCAATTATAACGTGGCTACTAGTAATAATTACATAACTAGCACTAAAAATAGTTGCGGTACCAGCTACATTTAAATTACCATCTATAAAAAGTGTACTTCCACTAAATCTTAAATCACTTTGTACAGTAGCACTATTACCATATCCATTATATGTAATCACACCCTGCGGAGTAGATCCAGTTAACGCTAATAATCCACTACTACCGCTTGATCCAGCACTACCACTAGTACCACTAGTACCAGATGATCCACCAGTTCCACTACTTCCACTTGTACCACTTGATCCGGATGTACCACTACTACCACTACTACCGCTACTACCCGATGTACCACTTGATCCAGCACTTCCACTTGTACCACTTGATCCACTACTACCGCTAGTACCACTACTTCCACTTGATCCGGATGTACCACTTGATCCAGCACTACCACTTGTACCGCTTGATCCAGCACTACCACTTATACCGCTTGATCCAGCACTACCGCTAGTACCACTACTTCCACTTGTACCACTACTTCCACTACTTCCACTTGTACCACTTGATCCAGCACTACCACTTGTACCACTACTTCCACTTGATCCTGACGTACCACTACTACCGGCTGTACCACTTGTGCCGCTTGATCCGTTTGCTCCGCCAATAGCTTTGTGAACTTGACCAGTTGTATTGTCGATTGATAAGAAAAAACCAGTTGGATTAGTGGTTAGGTTCGTAATGAATATAGAACCTGTTATACCTGGCGTTAAAATTTGCGGCGAATCAATTTTCATTCCTATATAAATAGTCTCTAATTACCAACTATTTATAGGTTATTTATTTACTTTTGACTTTAAATCATCAATTTCTATTTGTTGTTGTTTGACTATAGCACTCAATTCTTGTACTGCTTTAATCAAAGGTACCATCAAATTACCTGGGGTAGCTTCCAATTTATTAGGATTAGACTCATATACCAGATTCAAATATGTAGCATTTTCAGTTTCTTGTAGCTCTTTTAGTTCTTGAGCTATAAAACCAATTTGTGTTGCATCATCTTTTTTGCTACCGTCTCTGTTGCCATTAGGATACCACTCACGTTTATCCCACTTAAATGTCACAGGACGTAGTTTTTCAACAAATGATAAGCCTACTTGTACGTTATTTATATCAGTTTTATCTCTAAAGTCTGATAGAGCGGTTATGGTGGTTACTTGACAACGTAGTGTAGCTACGGACGAATTACCCAGTGTTATTTCATTTGTAGCTGTAGCAGATGAAGCGGCTGCTAAATAACCTATTATAGTTAGATTTGTACCAGTTGTTACAGCTGTACCCGCACCATATCCAACTGCGGTATTATTTGTACCACTTGTAGTACCTACCAATGCTCTAGCACCTACAGCAACATTAAATACGCCTGTATTATTAGCATATAATGCTCTGTAACCTATCGCAACACTTCCACTTGGTACTGCCGTAAATGGAAATGCTAATGGACCTTGTAAAGTATCAGTTCCTACCGCTACGTTTCTGTTGCCATGTAAGACGTAAATCATCGATGCGTGTCCTACAGCAGTATTATCTATCGCGCTTACTGTACCTCTCAATACACCATATCCGAAAGCAGAATTGTTGTTTCCGGTCGTATTTAAAGATAGAGCGTTAACACCTATTCCAAGGTTATTATTACCCGTGGTATTACTACCCAAAGAATTTCTGCCAAGAGCAACGTTTCCTTGACCAATTGTGTTGGTTTGTAAAGCATAAGTTCCGAATGCAGTGTTCCAAATACCCGTTGTATTGCTTGACATTGCTTTATAACCAAATGCGCTATTATCTCTACCGGTAGTGTTTGTACTTAAAGCGTTGTAACCAAATGCACTATTAGTAACACCAACAGTATTAACTGCCAAAGCTCTGTAACCAAACGCACTATTACCTTTACCAGTAGTATTGCTATTTAATGCCTGATAACCTACAGCTACATTTGATAATGGTTTTGTGTTAGATACATTTTTATTACCTCTACCCACTGTAATTTTATCGATAATTACATTGTAGTTACTAAATGCTTCGATTACAGGCAAACCTGTAATATCATTTACACTAAACAAACTACCGCTTAGATTGTCTGTTACTTCAAATAGTGTACCATTACCACCATCAACTTTGAATACACTTAGATTGCTACCACTAGCATAACTATGTAGTTTACTAATAGGAGTTAGTGTACCTACACCTACGTTACCACTACTATTGACCCACATTCTCTTGTTACCTTGACCATCGGCAAGTATGATAGTACTGCTTAGTGAACTTGATAAACCCGTAACATTAGCGCCAACTATTGTGTTGTAATTACCTGTGGTAATTCCTCTGCCAGCAGCAAAACCTATTGCGGTATTTAAAGTTCCTGTGGTTACTTCGTATAATGCTTGAGCGCCAAACGCACTATTACTATTTGTGGTATTAAAATATAGTGCTTGGTCTCCCATAGCTGTATTATTTGTACCAACTTCATTACTATATAATGAATATAAACCAAATCCATTGTTTCTACTACCAGATGTATTTGATCTTAAAGCTAAACGTCCTACAGCAGCATTATAATTACCAGTTGTATTTAAACTTAAAGCGCCTTGACCAACACCTACATTACAAAGACCAATTGTATTATTTTGTAAAGCGGTATCACCTATAGCTACATTTAAAGCTCCTGTTGTATTATTAAGTAATGCTTTATAACCAAAAGAGCTATTTGCATAACCAAATGTATTTGTATATAAAGATAAATATCCAAAACTGCTATTTCTATATCCTGTTGTGTTACTTTGTAGAGAACTACGACCAACTGCTGTATTATAATTACCTGTAGTATTATAATACATAGCGTTATAACCAATTGCTACGTTAGCAATACCAATAGTGTTATATCTTAAAGCATAATTACCAAACGCACTATTATTATAACCAGAAGTATTGCTTCTCAAACTAAATCTTCCAAATGCACTATTAGCTCCACCAGTGGTGTTACTTTGTAATGTATATGCACCAAATGCACTATTGCAATTACCGGTGGTATTATTTGCCATTGCCGATCTACCAATTGATGTATTGTCTTGACCAGCTGTATTTGATAATAAACTGTTAACACCGATAGATACATTATTTACGCCGGTAGTATTATTTGCTAATGATTGATGACCAATTGCTACGTTATTTTGTCCACTAGTATTGGATCCCATAGCACTTGTACCTATTGATACGTTCTGAATACCCGTAGTATTTAGAATTAAAGAGTCTCTACCTATAGCAATATTATTATTACCACCCGTGTTTGCATTTAATGTATTAACACCAATTGCTACGTTATTTCCACCTGTTGTATTATTATACAAACTACCATAACCTACACCCGTATTATTAATACCAGTTGTATTTGTATATAGTGAAGCGTAACCAATAGCTGTATTATTTACGCCCGTTGTATTGCTGAATAATGTATATGTACCAAATGAACTATTAGCAGTACCTATCGTATTATTTTGTGAAGAACCTCTACCAACAGCCGTATTTAATCCACCTGTAGTATTATTTAACAAAGCATTGACACCTACTCCAGTATTGCTGTTACCTATTGTATTCTTTTGTAATGCATTCAAACCAAATGCACTATTATTAAGGCCGACAGTATTTAATAATAGTGTATAATTACCAAATGCACTATTTCCTGTTCCACTAATGTTTGCATTCAATGCTTTATAACCAAATGCACTATTATTAGCCCCAGTAGTATTAGTATATAAACTATAAGAACCAAAGGCAGAATTATTAACGCCTGTGGTATTAAATCTCAAAGCTTTAAATCCAAAAGCGCTATTATTATTTGTTGTATTACTAGTTAGAGCATAATATCCAAATGCGCTATTATAACTTCCAACACTGCTATATAAAGCATCAACACCGAATGCGCAATTATAATTACCAACAATATTACTTAACAATGTTCCCCAGCCAAATCCAGTATTGCTTCTGCCAATTGTATTGTTCAGTAATGATTTATAACCGAATGCGCTATTAAAATTACCGGTTGTATTTGATTTTAAAGACTCTAGTCCAAATGCACTATTGGCTGTACCAGTTGTATTGTTTCGTAATGCTTGATCACCAAATGCGCTATTATTATTTGTTGTATTTTTAAACAACGCATAACGTCCAAAAGCGCTATTTGTATTACCAACGTCATTATACATTAATGCTGCATGACCAAATGCGCTATTATTAACACCCGTAGTATTAGCTAATAAAGCATTAAAACCAAATGCATTGTTATAACCACCTGTGGTATTTGATTTTAAAGCTTGATAACCAAATGCACTGTTATTTATACCAATTGTATTTGCTCTTAGAGATCCATATCCAAATGCACTATTGTTTTTACCCGTGGTATTAAATCTTAAAGAATTCATACCTACGGCTGTATTGTATTTACCAAATGTATTGCTAGTTAAAGAAACATGTCCAACTGCTGTATTAAAACTACCTGTAGTATTTGAAGCAAGAGCAGACACACCGACAGCAGTATTTAGTGCGCCTATCGTATTAGCATTTAAAGCTTTATAACCAAAAGCACTATTATTATCGGTGGTATTACTATATAAAGCGTATATTCCAAAAGCACTGTTATTACTTCCTGCACTATTTGTAGCAAGAGCTGCTCTACCAACTGCTGTATTTCTATTACCAGTTGTATTTCCAGCAAGTGCGCTAACACCCATAGCAACATTATAATTACCAAATGTATTAACACCCATTGCATTATAACCAACTGCGGTATTATAAGATCCACTATTATTGGCGGTTAATGATATATAACCAACAGCAACGTTGTATTGACCTGTTGTATTAGCAAACATCGATTTATAACCAAATGCGCTGTTATTACTTACAGTATTATTTACTAATGTTTGAAAACCAACGGCGGTATTATTATTTCCTGCAATATTAGATACTAACGATCCGTGGCCGACTGCTACATTATTTGAACCTGTTGTATTTAGTGCCAAACTATTATAACCAAAAGCAGTATTACTATTACCTGTTGTATTTCCTAATAATGATTGATAACCAAATGCACTATTTTTATTACCAGATGTATTATTATATAATGCTGCATATCCTACAGCAACGTTATATGCACCGGTTTTATTAGCAAATAATGATCTATATCCAACCGCTGTATTTGCATTTGTTGTATTATAGTATAATGATTGAAATCCTATTGCAGTATTATTACTAGCATTTACACTATATAATAATGCTTGTTGACCAAATGCACTATTTCTTGTACCAACTGTATTTGAAACCAGCGCATTGTAACCAAATGCACTATTAGAACTACCAGTAGTATTTGATAGTAAAGCTTCTGTTCCTACAGCTACATTTTGTGTACCAATTGTATTAGAATATAAACCTCTATATCCTACAGCAGTATTACCATTTGTTGTATTGAATCTTAAAGATTGATTTCCTATAGCAGTATTGTTACTGGCTGTAGCACTATAAAATAATGTTTCAAAACCTATAGCAACATTACCCACGCCACTTATATTATAAAGTAAAGCATTGTGACCAAATGCACTATTATTTTTACCCGTGGTATTTCCGTATAGTGAATTATAACCAACAGCAACGTTGTTATAACCAAATGTGTTGGATCTTAATGCTCTATTACCAATAGCTACGTTATACGTACCACTTGTATTTGCTCTCAAAGCATAATAACCAAATGCATTATTATCACTACCTGTAGTATTTACGCTTAAAGAACTATAACCAAATGCATTATTTCTAACACCAATTGTATTAGCAGCTAAAGCATAGTTACCCATTGCAACGTTATAAATACCCGTGGTATTCGCTTGCATTGTTTTGAAACCGAATGCATTGTTACTGATTGCTAAATTAGCAAACAATGCTCTATAACCAAATGCACTATTATATGAACCGGTAGTATTATTATTTAATGCACTATATCCGAATGCACTGTTGTTACTGCCGGTAGTATTAGAATATAGAGATGAACGACCAACTGTTGTATTATATTTGCCAAATGTGTTACTATACAATGAAGACTGACCTACAGCTGTATTATAACTACCCGTGGTATTACTATTCAATGATTTGAAACCGAATGCACTATTTTCATTTCCAATAGTGTTACTATACAATGCTCTATAACCAAATGCACTGTTTTGAGTACCCGTGGTATTAGCTTTTGCAGCTTGAAAGCCAAATGCACTATTATTGTTTGTAGTATTAGCTTCCAAAGCAGATGTACCAACAGCTGTATTTTGATAACCATTTACGTTGTTATACAAACAGCTTACCCCCATAGCAACATTGTAATTACCACCGGCATTTGTATACAAAGCATTAACACCTATAGCAACGTTTTCTACACCAACTGTATTAGAAAACATCGAATACATACCAAATGCACTATTATATCTACCACTGACATTTGTAAACATCGATCTATGACCAAAAGCACTATTAAAGCTACCAGTTGTATTAGCATGTAGTGCAGTTTCGCCTACAGCTGTATTTTTAGTGCCGATTGTATTTGTGTACAATGTTTTATAACCAAATGCACTGTTGCTATCAGTTGTATTACTATACAACGATTGATAACCAACTGTTGTATTATTATTTCCGACAGCATTAAATCTTAATGATTGTTGACCAAATGCACTATTATTAACACCACTTGTATTATTTGCTAACGTACTAGAACCAACAGCAGTATTATTTATACCCGTTGTATTTTCTTGCAATGCACTTCGACCAAAAGCACTATTATTTACGCCTATAGTATTTCTTAATAATGAATAAAAACCAAAAGCGCTATTACTACCACCCGTAGTATTATAAAACAACGATCCATGTCCCATTGCAACGTTATTGGTACCTATTGTATTACTATACAAAGCTTGCATGCCTACAGCGGTATTACTTACACCTGTTGTATTTGCTTGCAATGTTTGTTGACCTACAGCAGTATTATAATTACCAATTGTGTTACTTAGTAAACTATTCAAACCAACAGCAGTATTACTTGTACCTGTTGTATTAGTAAATAAAGATTTATAACCAAATGCACTATTATTATCAGCTTTATTATTATAAAGTGCAAATTGACCGACCGCTGTATTATTACTACCTACAATATTTAGTCTCAAAGCATTGGTACCAACAGCTACGTTTCTATTACCGGTTGTATTTGATAGTAAAGTTCCTGCACCAAATCCAGCATTGTATCTACCAAATGTATTGCTAGCTAAACTATACCATCCAAATGCAGCGTTAGCATTGCCTGTTGTATTGTTTGTTCCGGCTTTATATCCAAATGCACTATTACTAACACCACTTGTATTATTAGTTAAAGCCCAACCACCAACAGCTGTATTGTATGAACCAGTTGTATTTGCAAATAAAGTTCTATATCCGAAAGCATTATTATGAGTTCCGATTGTATTACCAGTCAATGAATTTACGCCAAAACCACTATTAAATGAACCAGTTGTATTAGATCTTAAATTATTATAACCAACAGATGTATTATTAGCGCCAGTTGTATTACTCAATAATGAAAAATATCCGAACGCACTATTATATGAAGCAATAGTATTAGCTTTCAAAGCTTGATAACCAACTGCTGTGTTGTTTATACCTGTTGTATTATTTTGTAATGCTTGATAACCAAATGCACTATTATTATTCGTTGTATTATAGAATAGAGCCAAATGTCCTACTGCTGTATTATTGTTACCTATGAGATTTGTATACAATGTTTGTGTACCCATTGCAACATTTGCTGCGCCGCTTGTATTACTTATTAATGCTTGAAAACCTACAGCTACGTTACTAGCACCTGTTTTATTGCTTTCCAATGCACTACGACCAACGGCTACTATATTATTTGCAGTATTATTGTATAACGCTCTCCAACCTATACCAACTGTATCATTCGCATTACCAACATTACATACTTGATAACCAAAATAAGAATTTCTTTCACCACTTGTATTTGAATTACCAGATTGAAAACCTACAGCGGTATTATTATAACCTACTGTATTATTATACATTGCTTGATAACCGATTGCAGTATTATTTACGCCGACTGTATTACTAAAAAGACTATATGCACCAACTGCTACATTAGTTGAACCAGTAGTATTATATCTTAATGAAAAAAGTCCTACAGCTGTATTATTGCTACCGATTGTATTTACAGGTAGTGATTGATAACCAAATGCTGTATTATTGTTGCCTGTTGTATTTGTGTATAATGCGGCGAATCCTACAGCGGTATTATTTGAACCTATTGTATTAAGAAACAAAGCTGTTCTACCAACAGCCGTATTATATGAACCTACAGTATTTGTATATAAAGATTGAAAGCCAACTGCTGTATTTTCAAAACCCGTTGTATTGCTTGATAAAGAATTTGCACCTACAGCAACATTTCTAGTACCTGTTGTATTAACTAACAAAGCTCTATAACCAAAAGCACTGTTATTACTTGTTATATTAGCTTCTAAAGCTTGAAAACCAACGGCAGTATTTGAACTACCTATCGTATTAACTGATAATGCACTACGACCAAGTGCAGTATTATAAAGACCAGTTGTATTAGAGTTAAGCGCATATGTACCAAATGCTGTATTATTACTTCCGGTTGTATTAGCGCTTAATGAACCAAGTCCTACAGCTGTATTTAGTGATCCTATTGTATTAGCACCCAATGCACTGTTACCCATTGCAACGTTTGAATAACCAGTCGTATTGTTTCTTAGTGCGTTATAACCAAATGCGTTATTAGAATTAGTTGTATTACTATACAACGCGCCATAACCAAATGCGTTATTGTATGATCCAACTACATTACTAGCCAAAGCAACTCTACCTATTGCAGTATTTCTTATACCTGTGGTATTCGATGCTAAAGCATAACTACCAAATGCACTGTTCAATGTTCCGGTAGTATTTGATTGCATCGATCTAAAACCGAATGACGAATTATCTCCACCAATTGTATTATTTCTCAGAGCATATAAACCAAAAGCGCTATTATTATTACCAGTTATATTTGATCTAAGAGCGTTGCTGCCAAATGCACTATTGCTTTGACCTATAGTATTATATCTTAAAGAATATCTGCCAAATGCGCTATTATTATCACCCGTTGTATTACTTATTAGTGAATTATGACCGACAGCTGTATTACTGCTTCCTATCGTATTACTTTGTAAAGCACCAACACCTATCGCAACATTTCTTGTACCAGTCGTATTGGCCCTTAAAGCTTTATATCCAAAAGCATTATTATTGCTTGTTAAATTATTATATAATGATTCAAATCCTACAGCTGTATTATTATTTCCGCTAACATTTAAGAATAAAGACGTATCACCTATACCTACATTTTTTGATCCTATGGTATTAAAAATTAATGCATTACAACCAAATGCAGTATTACTATTGCCAGATGAAACCGCTGCTAACGCATAACTACCAAATCCACTATTTCGATCACCTGACAAATTGTTTTGTAATGCTCCATTACCAAATGCGCTATTTTGTGATCCATTACTATTAAAACGTAAGGCATTATATCCAAATGCGTTATTTTGGCGACCAGTTGAATTGAATTGTAAAGCATTTACTCCAAAAGCACTATTATTATAACCATATGTATTAGATCTTAACGATGAAAATCCAAATGCACTATTATTGTATCCAGTTACATTAGAATATAAAGATCTATAACCAAATGCGCTATTGTTATTTGTGGTATTAACTCTTAAAGCTTCAAATCCAAACGCACTATTATTTGAGCCAGTTTGATTAGCGTACAACGCATATCTACCAAACGCAGAATTATTATTTCCTACATTATTAGCATACAAAGCACTGCGGCCAACTGCTGTATTATATGATCCCGTTGTATTCGCTAACAAAGCAAAATAACCTACCGCGGTATTTTCTATACCAATTGTATTAAATTGCAATGCTGAATAACCAAATGCACTATTATTTACTCCTGTGGTATTTGCATTCAATGCACTGTTACCTACAACCGTATTGCTTACAATGTTACCAACACCACGACCAACCGTTACAGAGTTAACGTTTATACTATGAGTAATATCAGTCGTGTTACTATCACCAATAGTTGTACTGCTAGTGAATTTAACAATAGTATTGGTAGTACCACTTACAGCTACACTTGTACCCGATGTGCCACTGCTACCACCAGCACCACTTACTCCACTTGTACCGCTACTTCCACTTGTACCGCTACTTCCACTTGTACCGCTACTTCCACTTGTACCGCTACTTCCACTTGTACCGCTACTTCCACTTGTACCGCTACTTCCACTTGTACCGCTACTTCCACTTGAAGCGGACGATCCACTTGTACCGCTACTTCCACTTGAAGCAGAAGATCCACTTGTACCACTGCTTCCACTTGTACCGCTACTTCCACTTGAAGCGGACGATCCACTTGTACCGCTACTTCCACTTGAAGCAGAAGATCCACTTGTACCACTGCTTCCACTTGAACCGGAGGTACCACTTTCTCCACTACTTCCACTTGTACCTGACGTACCAGAACTTCCCGATGATCCATTTACACCACTTGTTCCACTACTGCCGGAACTTCCACTACTACCATCCACACCACTAGTACCAGACGATCCACTACTTCCACTTGAAGCACTACTACCACTCGTACCGCTACTACCAGTACTACCACTGCTACCGTCTACGCCACTTGTTCCACTGCTACCACTACTTCCACTACTACCATCCACACCACTAGTACCAGATGAACCATTTACGCCGCTGGTTCCACTGCTACCACTACTGCCATCCGAGCCACTTGTGCCACTACTACCACTTGATCCAGTATTACCGCTGGTACCACTACTGCCTGTTTGACCACTGCTACCAGCGGTACCGCTACTGCCTGAGGAACCAGAACCACCTCCACCACCGTTCATTGCATAACTTGCGGTTATGGCGTAACTGGCGGTAACATTTAATGTACCTGTACTAGGTTTTAGACTGCCTGTTAGGTGAAAATCACCTATTTGATCTGTTAATCCTTTTAAAGTGGGCGTAAATATTTTCATTCCATTATAAATAGTATGAAAATACCCGCCATTAACGAGTTATTTTAATAGTTTAATTATTTAGTTTTGATTTTAAATAATCTATTTCTAACTGTTGTTTTGCTATTTTATCATCAAATTCAATACGTTGTTGTTTAACTATAGCATTCAATTCTTGTACAGCTTTGATTAATGGTATCATCAAATTGCCTGGGGTAGCTTCTAATTTATCAGGATTTGATTCATATACCAAGTTCAAATAAGTAGCATTTTCAGACTCTTGTAGAGCTTTTAGTTCTTGAGCTATAAATCCAATTTGGGTAATAGTATCTTTTTTGCTACCATCTCTATTGCCATCAGTATACCATTCGCGTTTATCCCATTTAAACGTTACAGGTCTTAACTTTTCTACAAAACTAAGTCCCACTTCTACATTATTTATATCAGTTTTATCACGAAAATCAGATAAAGCGGTTATGGTGGTTACTTGACAGCGTAGTGTAGCTACAGAACTGTTACCAAGAGTTACTTCATTTGTTGCTGTAGCCGTGCTTGCTTGAGCATTATAACCGAATACACTTAGATTTGTACCTGTGGTTATTGTACTACCAGCATTACCACCTACAGTTGTATTTTTTGTACCGCTGGTATTATTATATAATGAACCCGAACCAAAAGCACAATTATTTACACCTGTGGTATTGAATCTTAAAGCTTTATAACCAAATGCACTATTGTTTTTTGCGGTATTATTATATAATGCAAAATTTCCAAATGCACTATTATTGTTAGCAATTTGATTGTAATACAATGCATATGAACCAAAAGAACAATTATTTTTGCCGGTTGTATTATAAACCATTGAACGATGACCTACAGCTGTATTTTCATTTCCTGTTGTATTTGAATTTAATGCAAGATATCCAAATGCGCTATTAGCATTACCACTCGTATTAGAAGATAGTGCCATAGTTCCTACAGCTGTATTTAAAACACCTGAATTACTATTAGCTGTACCTACATTTGATTCCATTGCTAGCCAACCAATTGCAACATTTCCTCCCGCAAGATTTTTAGCTAAAGCACGATGTCCTATTGCTACTACTCTGTTAATATTAAATGCTGCTCTAGCTGCTTGATAACCAATAGCAACATTTTCATCACCAATCGGATCACCGTATACATCGGTTGAACCCTGTGTAGTACGTAAAGCCTCATAACCTATAGCTATGTTTCGTTTACCTCTAGTATTGGTATATAGTGCCTGATATCCTATAGCAATACTACCTGTTCCTGTAGTGTTGTTTAATAGTGCTTGATAACCTATAGCAGTATTTCCTGTTCCAGTATTAACATTACCTGCTTGATAACCCAAAGAAGTTTCAAATGGAGTTGCACTGTCAGTCTGACCAGTTAAACTGCTACCAGCAGGAGCAGCTAAAGCATAACTAGCGGTACCATAAAATCTACCTTTACCACTGGTTGTAAACATTGCACTACCACTCAATCGTGTAGCATATAAACTACCATTAACTTCCAACTTATAAGCAGGACTTGTTGTACCTATACCTACGTTACCATCAACATTAAGACGCATTTTTTCGGTATTGTTAGGTGCAAATGTTAGTGGTAAACTACCAATTGTGCCTAATTCAGCGTATGTTGATACACCATATAAATACGCTCTTTGTGAACCACCAGAACCTATATTTAATGAAACATCTGTAGTTCCATTAACAGAAAGAACAGTTCTATTAGCAGCTGTTCCGAAAGGGGTTGTTGTGCCTATACCAACATTACCATTTAAAAGTGCAATTCTAGGATTAGATCCACCTGAATCAGCATATATGCCAAAGTATTCTGCTGTAGTTAGAGAATTGCCTGCAACTGCGATTGAAAATGGATGTGTAGAATCATATAAAGAATTAATAGTTGAGTAATATGCACTTGGTCCACTTGCAGTTTGAAGTCTTAATTGAGTTCCATTTGTTTGAATTGTTAATGAACCTGATGGTGCAGTAGTACCAATACCAACACTACCCTGTACAATCAGACCATTTGAAGGTGCAGCAACTGATCCATATGAACTACCTATACTTGTATTACCGAATACACTTAACTTACTACCAGTTTGTGACAGATTACCAATAGATACAAAGTTTGTAGTTAAATGGGTTGCATTATCATATATCACTCTAAATCTAGCTACTCCCGAAGCATTCTTTAAATCAAAATAATCACCGTTGCTTGAATTTCTTATGTATACACCGGTACCATCTATGCCAAATGAACCAGATCTTGCAGTTGGAGTCCATTGTACTGATGCTATAGGAGGCGATGATGTATTGCCAGCAATTTCTAATTTGCTTCTTATAACAGTTGTACCTATGCCAACGTTACCATTTGCATCAATACGCATCTTTTCTGATACAGCTGTAACCGTACCCGATGTAGCATTTACGTTACTAAATGCAATTGAACCATTTGAAGTGGTTCTAACTGTGCCAAATGAACCACTATTAACACTATTAGCATTGGCTCTAAATACCAACATAGGACTATCATATGCAGCTCCAGTATAAGTTTGTTTTAAATAAACAAACTTTTCTGTTGTTGGTGTTGTTGTACCCGCCGTAAAACTGGCAAGTATGCCGCCCAAACTTGGATATTCCATTTTACTAACATCCAATGTTGCTGTAGGACTTGTTGTACCTATACCAACATTACCATCTCCTTTTACAACAAGACTAGTTGCATTTGTTCCACCAACTTCAAAATAATCCGAAGTATCTACCACTTTCAAATACCAGTTTCTTACACCATTATCTGTAAGTCTTATATATGGATCGCCAGATGTTGCTAATAATTGAATATTACCATTTAATATACCAAGTTTTTCACCTGGACTACTCGTACCAATACCTACGTTACCATCACTGGTAATACGCATTCTTTCCGAAGTATTTGTAGTTATTGAAATGAAACCGGCACCACCATTATTGAAGTAAAAGTCATTTCCAGTTTTTTGCAAATAGGAATTTGCGGTTGCGTTTCTTAATGATATTAGTGCATCCGTACTACCATATACTTCAACATCACCACGGGCTGCATTTGAATAAACAAATGAAGTTGTACCTATACCAATATTACCACCAAAATATTTGTTGAAACTTGTTTCTAAACTATCTTCAGATATACTGGTAGCAATTGTTGTAATCGATCCACTATCAAAAGTAGAATACATACTATTACCTAATATATCAGTTTGTATAGTCCAATTACTATCTTGTAAATAACCATCATCACCATTTAATTCGATATAAAGGTTTCCTGCGGTACCACTAGATGCAGATACATAACTATTCACCACCACATTACCATATTTTTCTATGGTGGTTAAATTTGTATTGAAATTGAAAGTATATCCAGAATAACCAACATAATCTAAATAATTTACACCAGAACTATTGTTTGCCATAGCTATGGCTTTTACTTTCACTATAAAATCCGCACCAGTATTAATTTTTGTAAATGGTATAGTTATTCTTATAGGATTGTTTGTGGTTATACTATTTACTTTACTATAAACAATAGCACCATCTTGTGTCATTAATCCCGAAACATGTAATTTATTTTTCGGATTACTTGTGCCTATACCAACGTTACCTCCACCTTTTATAACCATGTAACTGTTTCCAGAATGATCTTCGACAGATAAAGCATAATTGTTTGAATGATCTCTTATTCGTACTCCAGCAGAAGATGCAGAAACGTTTGTATTTGATAGATTGTTTAATCTTTCTACAAGTACAACATTAGTTTTAGCAGGTGAACCATATACTTCTTGAAAATAACCGATTGGAGCTGTTGTGTTACTATTTCTATAAGCGTTTAATAATGCAGCAGGATTACTTGTGCCTATACCTACGTCACCAGTACTGGTTATACGCATTCTTTCAGTTGAATTAGTACCGAAATATAAAGCAGTATTTGAACAATTTATTAAAGATGTTACACTGTCTGAAGCTACTGCTAGTTGTAAACCATTATTGTAAGCGGTACCAGTATTACTTGTATATATTGCTAAACGAGATTCAGCATTTGATGTGGATGTACCATATATTTGTAATCTTGGTACAGCAGACGTAGGAGTTAAACCAATACCAACCACACCTTGAAATATACCGGCGGTAGTAGAAGCTGAAGCACTTACATGTAACTTAGCG